CTGCGCAGCACCGACAGGAGCTGAGCATGGCCAAGCAGAGCATCAATGTCGGGTCCGCCGCAAACGACGGCACCGGCGATACCGAGCGTGCCGCCTGGATCAAGGCGAACGCCAATTTCGACGAACTGTACGACGGCGCCGCGCGGCTGCCCAAGATCGAGAAGACTGCCGCCTATACGGCGTCGAACGACGATTGCGGCAGCTCGATCCGCGCCGATGCGAGTGGCGGTGCTTTCGCCGTCACCCTGCCGGCGAGCGCGGTGCGCGAGGGCGACTTCCTCCGCGTCCACAAGGGCGACGCCAGCAGCAACCGGGTGACGGTGCGCAATGCCGCGGCAAGCGACCTCGCCTGGCTCTCGGCGCAGGGCGACGCGGTGTGGTTCGTCTGGTGGAAGGGCGCGTGGGAGGCGTTCGACTGGCGGATCGCCCCGCTGCGGATCGTCTATGCCAGTTCGGGCACCAGCACCCGGCCGCCGCTGGCGAGCGGGCTGGAGGTGACGGCGATCGGCGGCGGCGGGGGCGGCGGCTCCGGCCGCTGCGGCGCCAGCGCCTCGATCCGCACCGGGGGCGGCGGCGGGGGCGGCGGCATGGTGCAGCAGCTGCGCTTCGCCGCCGCCGCGCACGGCGCGACCGAATCGGTGACGGTGGGGGCAGGCGGCAGCGGCGGTCCCTCGCCGGGCACTGTGGCCGCCAACGGTGTCGCCGGCGGCACGGGCGGGGCGAGCCTGCTGGGCGCGCTGATCCGCGCCGATGGCGGCAATGGCGGCGGCGCCGGCCAGGCCGCCAATGCGAGCGGCGGCGCCGCGCTGCCGATCGGCACCTTCGGCACGCTGGGCGGCGGCGGGGCAAGCGCCTCTACCGTCACCGCAGGGGTTGGCGGCAGCGGCGCCACGGGCGGCGGTGCGGGCGGCGCCAGCATCGATGCGAGCAATGTCGCGCGGGGTGCTGCTGTCGGCGGCGCGGGATCGAGCCATGCCGCCGCGCCGCTCTCGGGCGGGACGGCGGGCACGGCGACGATCCCCGCCGGCGGGGCGGGCGCGGCTGCCGATCCTGCGCTGCATTCCGGCGGCGCGGGCGGCGGTGGCGGCTTTTCCGGCAACCTGACCGGCAATGGCAGCGCCGGCGGGGCCGGCGGTACGCCCGGCGGCGGCGGGGGTGGTGGCGGCGCCTGCGACACCGGCTTCTCCCCCGGCGCGGGCGGCGCCGGCGGGCGCGGCGAGGTCCGCGTCACCTGGACCTTCAGTTGAGGAGCGGCGCGATGGCAGTCTATCGGGTGATCGAGGCGGGCGCGGTGGTCAACCGGATCGAGTGGGACGGCACGTCCCCCTACGACCCCGGCGAGAACCGGACGCTGGAGGCCGAGGCGGAAGCCTCCGCCTGAGCACGGGCCGCAGCAACGCGCGGCGGCAACCAACAGAGGGAGAAGAACCATGGACGCACCGCCCTTTCCGGCGGCGGCGATCGCGAGCGCGTGCGCGGCGGTGAAGGACTATCTGCGCATGGCGAACGGCACCGACGATGCCGCCGTCACCGCCGCGGTCCAGACCGCGCTGGCGCTGGGCGAGGCCTTTACCGGCACCGCCTGGATCGCGCGGCAATGGCAGGCCTGGCTCGGCCGCTCGCCCGATTGGCAGCGGCTGCCGGTGGCGCCGGTGACTGCGATCGGCGCGGTCGAGACGGTCGATGCCGCGGGTGCTGCGACGGCGCTGCCGGTGGCGGCCTACACCATCGATCTGGATGCGCGCGGCGAGGGCTGGGTGCGCCTTGCCCCCGCGACGATGACCGCGCGGGTGCGGGTGACCTTCGCCGCCGGCACGGCGCCGGGCTGGGAGAACCTGCCGCCGCCGCTCGCGCAAGGCGTGGTGCTGCTCGCGGCGCATTTGCTCGAGGCGCGGGGCGACACGGCGGTGCCGCCGGCGGCGGTGGTGGCATTCTGGCGGCCGTGGCGGCGGCTGCAGCTGATGGCGGGGGCGCGGCGGCAATGCTGGAGCAGCTGAAGGCGCGGGCCGAAACTGCCGGTCGCGCGGCGGCCACGGATGCAGCCGGACGATTGGCCGAGCAGGTGCGGGCGGCGGTGCCGGGCGTATCGGTGACAGTCGAGGATAGCGCCGTTGCGCTGGCGGGGCGCGGGTTGTGGCGGCGCTGGCTCGCCGATCCGGCGCTGCGCGGGCTGGGAGGGCTGTTGCGATGAGCCCGCAGGAAGCGATCACCGCCGGGATGCGCACGGCGCTCACCGCCACGGGCGCCTTGTCGACGCCGGTCAACGGCGTGTTCGATGCGCCGCCGCAGCGCGCGGTGCGGCCCTATCTGCTCGTCGACGAGGCAATGCTCACCGACTGGAGCACCAAGGACCAGGACGGCCGGGAGGTGCGTACCTCGGTGCTGGTGCGCGATTCCGGCGCGACGCGGCAGCGGGTGCGGGCGCTCGCGGCGGACGTCGAGGCGGCGATCGCGGCGATGCCGGCGGCGCTCGGCGGCGGCTGGCGGATCGTCAGCCGGGTGCTGGTCCGCACGCGGGTGGTGGACGAGGGCGCGAACGGGGTGACGGCGGTGGTCGAGCATCGGGTGCGGATGTTGCGGACGGCGTGAGTGCCCCCTCCACCACCGCCTTCGGCGGCGGTCCCCCTCCCCCGCTTCGCGGGATAGGAAACCCTTTGCGGATAGCGTCTCCTCCACCGCGCAAGCGGGGGAGGGGGACCGCGCCGCGCAAGCGGCGTGGTGGAGGGGGCCACCCCCAAAAACAACCAACAGGAGACGAACATGGCAGCGGAAAAAGGCAGCGCCTTCCTGCTCAAGGTGGGCAATGGCGCGACACCGGTGGTGTACGCCACCGTGGCGGGGCTGCGGACGACGCAGCTTTCGGTGAACGGCGAGGCGGTGGCGATCACCAGCAAGGATTCGGGCGGCTGGCGCGAGCTGCTGTCCGGCGCCGGGGTGCGATCGGTGAGCGTGTCCGCCGCGGGCGTGTTCACCGGATCGACGGCCGAGGTGCGGGTCAAGGCCAATGCCCTGGCCGGCACGCTCGATGATTATCGGCTGAGCTTCGAGAGCGGCGAGACGATGACGGGCAAGTTCCTCGTCACCCGGCTCGACTATGCCGGGGATTTCAACGGCGAGCGCAGCTACACGCTCAGCCTGGAAAGCTCCGGGCCGGTGGTGAGCGCATGACCGGCGCGGCCAATCCGGTGCGCGGCGAGGCGAGCCTGCGGGTGGGCGGCGTGCCGCTCGTCCTGCGGCCGAGCTTCGAGGCGCTGGTGGCGGCCGAGGCCGAGCTGGGCCCGCTGTTCGCGCTGGTCGAGCGCGCCGCGGCTGGGCGGCTGGCGCTGGGCGAGATGGTCGCCCTGTTCTGGCATTGCCTCAAGGCGGCCCCCGAGGGGCTGACGCGCGAGGTGTTTTCGGAAGGGGTGGCCGAGGCCGGGCTGGTCGCGGCGACGCCGGCGCTCAAGGCGTTGATCGGCCAGATCCTGGCGGGGCGATGACGAGCTTCGCCGAGGCCGCCGGACGGCTGGCAGGACTGGCGGGGCTCGCCTTCGGCTGGAGTCCCGATCGGTTCTGGCGGGCGACTCCGGCCGAACTCGCCGCGCTGCTGATGGCGGCCGCGCCCGAGGCGGGGGAACCGCCGAGCGCCGACCTGATCGCACGATTGCAGGAGCAATTTCCCGATGGATGAGGAAATCGAACGGCTGGTGGTGTCGGTGCGTGCCGATACCGCCGGCTTCGCGCGCGACGTGGATGCGATGCGCGGCACGCTGGAAGGGCCGCTGGCCACCGGCGTAGACCGCGCGGGCAAGACGATCGAGACCACGCTGCTGCGCGCGGTGCAGACCGGCAAGCTCGGCTTCGACGATCTCGCCAAGATCGCGATCCGCGCGCTGGAAGAGATCGCCAAGTCGGCGATGGGCGTCAGCTTGCCCTCGAGCCGCGGAGGCGAGAGCGGGGGCGGCGTGCTGTCGCTGCTCGGCGGGCTGCTCGGGCTGCCCGGCCGCGCGACCGGCGGGCCGGTGAGCCCGGGTCGTCCCTATTGGGTCGGCGAGCGCGGCCCCGAGCTGTTCGTGCCGACCAGCGCCGGCCAAGTGTCGCCCGCTGGCGGGCAAGGCGGCGGGCGCGACGTGCGCGTGTCGATCACCGTCAACGCCGCCGCCGATGCCGCGCCCAAGGCACTGGCGCAATCGAGCCGGCAGGTGGCGCGGGCGGTGCGCTCGGCGCTGGCGGGGCTCGACTGATGGGCTGGTGGCTCGCCGCGCGGCGGCGCGACCAGGCGACCGGCGCGATCAGCCGATTCGACCCGGTCTATTGGACGGTGAACTTCCCCCGCCCGATGATGGCGAGCGTGGTCACGACGGCCCCCGATGCGCTGCGCGTCGACCTGGTGTTCCAGCGCCGCGGCGATCTCGCCGGGCTGATCTGGGAGGCCGAGGACCGCTGGGATCATCCGCTGCTCGCCTATGCGACCGCGCGGGACTTTCGCGGCTGCAGGCTGCGGTTCCGTTGGCGGTCCTCGGGGGTGATTGCGCTCGATGCGGTCGATGGCCCGGTGCTGACGATCGAGGGGCGGGACGCGGGCGGGGCGCCGCGATCCTGGTATGTGCGGTTGTGGAACTATGCCAGCGGGTCGCCGAGCGATGCCGAGGTGACGATCGACTTTGCCGAGGTGACGGGCGGCTTCCTGCTGCCGGGCGAGGCCGATCCGGTCTGGGCCGGGGATGTCGACCGGATGTTCGTCTCGCTGGTGCCGCCGGGCTATGTCGCGGGCGACACCACGCCGCTGGCGGCGGCGAGCGAGGGCTGGGTCGAGCTGAGCGGGATCGCCTGCGACGGGCCGGCATCGGTGCTGACGATCGGCGACGTGGTGGTGCCCGAGCATGGCCTGTCGATCGCGACCGGCTATGACGACGGCTACAACCAGACACCGGCGCGGCTGCTGCGGAACATCCTGCACCTCGGCTATCGCGGCGACCTTCTCCATTATGTCGGCATGAGCCATTATTTCTGGCTCGAACCCGCCTCGGGCGGCTTCTATGCGAGCCTCGCCGGCGGAGTGCTCAACCGGGCCTGCGCGGCGTGGCATGCGGACTTCGCGGCGCGGGCCAGGGCGCTCGGGTACGGCGTGATCTGGTCGCTGAGCTACGAGCTGCTCGACCAGCATTGCTGGAGCGACTGGAAGCAGCGCGCCGCCGATGGCAGCCCGGCGCTGACCGGCTGGAGCCCCCCGTCGACGCTGCTCTCGCCCGCGCATGCCGGGGCGATGGCCTATCTGCGCGCGGTGGCGCTGGCGTTCGTCGGCATTGCGCAAGGTGCCGGGCTGGCGGTGAGGTTCCAGGTCGGCGAACCCTGGTGGTGGGTGATGGCCGATGGTCGGCTGTGCATCCACGATGCGGCGGCAAAGGCTGCGCTCGGCAATCCTTCGGCGCAGAATCTGAAGGGTACGGTGAACACCGCTGTGCTCGATGCGGCGGGGGCATTGCTCGCCGCGTCGACTCTGGCGCTGCGCGACGCGGTGAAGGCCGCCGCGCCCGGCGCGCAGGTGCTGCTGCTCACCTATCTGCCGACCGTGATCGATCCCGCGATGCCCGAGGCGAAGCGCGCCAATATGCCGGTCGGCTGGGCCTCACCTGCCTTCGATGTGCTGCAGTTCGAGGATTATGACTGGGCGGCGGCAGGCGATGCCGCGGCCTCTGAGCGCGCGGTGGCGGCGGCGCAGGCGCGGCTCGGCTATCCGGCGGCGCGCCTGCATTATCTCGCCGGCTTCGTGCAGCGCGCCGAGGATCGGCTCCAGTGGCGCGCGATCGCCGACGCGGCCGAGCGGGGCCGCGCGCGCGAGGTCGCCGCCACCTTCGTCTGGGCGCTGCCACAGGTGGCGCGCGACGGTTTCACCCACTTCGACCAGGAGGCGGAAGTGACGCCCTTCGACGACGTGTCCTTTCCGATCGCGCTGGGACGCGAGGCGGAGGTTGTGCCCGAGCTGTCCACCGCGATCGTCACCAGCGCAGGCGGCGCCGAGCGGCGCAACGCCGCCTGGGCGCAGGCGCGGACGCGCTATGATGTCGGCCCCGGCGTCCGCTCCGAGGCGGATATCGCCGCGCTGCTCGGCTTCTACCGGGCGCGGATGGGGCCGGCGCGCGGGTTCCGGCTGCGCGATCCGTTCGATTACCAGGCCAAGGACGAGCCGCTCGGCACCGGCGACGGCCAGACCGCGCGCTTCCAGCTGGTCAGGAGCTATGGCGACACGGTGCGGCGGATCACCCGGCCGGTGGCGGGCACGGTGGCGCTCAAGCTCAATGGCGTCGCGATCTCGGCCTTCACGCTGGGCGCGGGCGGGGTGGTGACGCTCGACGTCGCCCCCGCCGCGGGCGTGAAGCTCACCGCCTCCTTCCTGTTCGACGTGCCGGTGCGCTTCGCCGAGGACCAGCTGCGCGTCAGCCGCGCGACCTTCCTTGCCGGTGCTGCCGCCTCGGTGCCCTTGGCGGAGATCCGCGAATGAGCTGGCTCGAAGGCACGCTGACCACCGTCACCTTGTGCTGGCGGATCGAGCGGCGCGACGGGGTGACGATCGGCCTCACCGCGCACGACCGCGACCTGTTGATCGACGGCG